ACAACAAATCACGAACTAGATAATGAAAATAGAAAATTAAAAGAAGCTATAACTGAAATATTAGATAAAACTATGACCTCAACAGAAAAAAGCGAATATTGGTATAAGTATTATATAGAACATAAACAATACAATAATGATTTAGAATATAACAAAAAAATATTAAAAGACTGGTCAAATATTTTAAAAGGCATGGGCAATAGAAATTATCCTTATTGCTATGCTATTGATAGAATTTTAACAGAGCTGGAGAGGAGTAAATAAGATATGCTAGTACCAATAGTAGATATGAAAGAATTTGAAAAAATTGGATTTAAAAAATGTAAAAAGCCTTATGATAGTTGTTATTATCTATGCTTTTCAAGAGGAATACAATACATATTTTTAAGTCCTGTAATGATAGATATTAATAAATGGGAAGATACAGACCCACGAATACACAAAAATGCTAATTGTAAATACAGTGATAGAAGAACAGCACAAGATTTTATGTGCGAATTAATATTAAATGGAATGGTAACATGTAAATATTTAGTTGAGAGGAGCAAATAAGGTATGAAAATATTTAAAAGTATAGATGAAAAATTTGAAGATATAGGATTTAAAAAGGTAAAAGATGACCAATATTCAGTTACATATGAAAGATATAATGGAAAGTATAAATACATACAAGTATTAGATATTTGTCATAAGAAAGATGGAAGACATATTATACAAAGTTATGATAAAGATTTGTTTGACAAAAAAGGAATAGGCAATACTGGTGTTGGCTTAACATATTATGAAACAAAATTGGCATTAAAAAAGATGAAAAAGAAAAAATGGCACAAATAATTGTTAGGAGGTGTTTTAAGTGAAAGAAAATAGTATAGAAGAAGATATAGAAATATTAGATTTGTGTAGAGAATATACAATTAAATTGTTAGAGCTCCAAAAGGTAAAAACTAAAGGTGTAAATTTATTTGAACCAAGCAAAGAAAAAAAGTGCGAATTAGCAATGATAGATAAAAGTATAGAATATTTGAGGAGAAATAAATGGAAAATAGTATAAAAGAAGATATAAAAATAGTTGAAAATTATTTAGCAAATAGTGCTATAAATGAAATAGACAGCAATTTTTTTAAAAATAGTGGTTGGGAAACAGTAGATTTAGAAATACCAAAATCTATGCAACATATTTTACTAGATTATAAAAGAGTATTAAAAGAGAATGAAGAATTAAATGAAAAAATATTAGACAATGCAGGAATATATCAACTAGGATTTAAAGACGGAGAAGAAAGCTATATTAAAAAAGTAAAAGACAATATAGAAGAATTAGAAGAAGAACTAGAAATAATGAAAGTAGACAATATGTATGGTAGATATAAAGAATATGGTGGAAAAACAAAATGGAAAAGGTTATTTGCAACAAAATATGGGATGCATGATGCCTTACAAGAACTACTAGAAGGGAGAAAAGAAAATGAAATATAAAGGATATGAACTGCTAAAAGCAATAGCAGATGGAGAGATAAAAGAAGGAAGTTTAATATTATTTGATAGCATAATTTGGATAGTAGACGAATATTCAGACATAGTAAAATATCAAGAAGAACACATTACTTTATTTAATACATATAAAGCTAAAGAAATTGCAATGTCAGATTTTGAGCTAATAGAAGATAAAATAGATATAGATAGTATAAAACACAAAGAATTAGAAATATTACAAGAAATACTAGGACAATGTGATTTATTTAAAGGAAATGAAAAATATATCTTAAAAGTAATTAATGAAAATAATAGTAGATTAGTAGATGCCATTTTAAAAGTATCGAAAGAAAACGAAACATTATTACAAGCAGTAAAACAACTAAATAAAAAAGTAAAAGAGTTAAAGGAGGACAAATAAAATGAGTGCTGATGAGATATTTGAAGAATTAGGATACAAAAAATCAGTTGGAGAGACAACAGAAGTTTATAAATTATCAAGAGATAATAAAAACATTTATTTTTCTAAACTAATAAAAAGAATAAAAATAGACGGTAAGTATGATTTTTTAGATATGCAAGAACTACAAGCAATAAATAAAAAATGTAAGGAATTGGGGTGGATATAATGATGACACCAGGGGATATAGATAAATTACAAAAAGAATGTGATTTGGAACATATGAAAGAAACGATAGATAAGCAACAAACACAAATAAGAGAGTTAATAGATAAAAACAAGGTCGTTGATTTAGACTATAAAGAAGAATATTACAAATTGCAAAAAGAAAATTATAAGTTAAAACAAAAAATAGAAGAATATCAAGAAGCGTTATTGAATATGTGCTCAAAATAGGAGGTTTTAAGTGAAAGAAAATAGTATAGAAATATCAACTGATATAGATTATGGAACTATATCTTTGAGAAAAAGAGGTAAATCAATTATAAAAATAGGAAACATGAAATTTGGTGGAACGGATATAAAAATAGAAGTTTCTACAAAATTTAATTGGTTGCAAAAGAAGTTATGGAAATATTTATTAAATATTGACATTGAAGATGTTAAGGAGGACTAACATATGACAAAAGAACAAGCAATAGAAAGACTAAAAAAGATGATACAAATAAACAATGGTGTCATCAAAGAAGCAAGGAAAAATGGAGACATATTTGCAATGCAATTAACAGCAGATTTAGATACAGATAGCATAGCAATAGAAACAGTTTTATCTATGCTAAAAGAAAAAGACAAACAAATAGAACAATATCAGAACATGTTAGCAACAAATGATATGTTACATGTAATAGAATGTGAAAATAAAGACAAAATAATAGATTTAATGGCAAATGAAATAGCAAATAACATTACAAATACATGTCCACTTGAAGATTACAATTATGATTTAAACTGTGAAAATAAATGCAATGACAATTATAAAGAATGCTGGAAACAATATTTTGAAAATAAAGCAAAAGAATTATTAAATAAATAAAAGAGCATACTACATTTAAAGAGGTGTAGTATGCAAGATAAAGAGATAATTCAAAAGTGGAAGCAAGGATTAAGCAAGAATCAATTAGCAACAATGTATAAAAGACAATATAATCAAGAAATAAAGATAATAAGAAGTACAGTAAGACACAGACATGATGGAAGATACATAAGCAGTTATGAAGCATTAGCTTATGTAGAAAGAGTAATATATGAGTATTTAAGAAGGAAGTGAAGATATGAATATAAAAGAAAAAATTGTTATGCTTATACCTAAAAAAGAGAATGTAAAAGAAATAAAAGTTCCTGATTTGAAGCAATACTTAGTAAATGGCTATGAAGAAATAAGACAAGTAAAAAAGGAAAATATAGAGCTAGAGAATCAGTTAGAAGAAGAAAAGAAAAATAAACAGTTATATGAAGGAGCTCTAGTAACATTATCAGAATTTCAACAAAGAGATAAAGATAATAAAAATGAAATTAATAGACTAAAAAACAAAATAAAAGAAAAGGAACAAGAAATAAATAATATAAATTCACAACTCAATACATATAAAATCAAACAAATCGAATACGACAAAAGAGAAAAAAATTTAAAAAATGAAATAAATGAGAATGTAAAAACAAAAATAGATATATTAAAAGATAATATATGTAACAAGATAAAAAATACCAAAGGAAACCTAAGTAAAGATAAAATTATAGATATTATCTATAAAGAAGCGGAGTGATACAAATGACAATAAATCATATATACAACATAGTAGCAAGTACAATGGCAGAATTAGAGAATATAAACTTATTAGACATAACAAAAAGAAAACAAAATCAAGCACAATTAAATAGAGCATATAAGATTTTAGATGACTTAAAAGATGAATTGATAAGAGAAAATATAAAAAGGAGGCACACTAATGAATAAAGACTTTTTAGATAAAATAGAAAATACAAATAATGAGCTAGAAAGGTTAAGGCAAAGAATAAAAAGAATAGAAAATAAAGAGTGCACAGTAATAAAAGACAGTGTACAAGGAAGTAGTACAAGCTATCCATACATAAAACATAATTGTGTAATAGAACGGTGTTGAAATACCAAAAAATGCAGGATTAAAAAGAAAATACAAAAAAATGATTAAAGACAAAACATATAAGCTAGATAAAATGAGATTACAATTAGAGTATGAATTAAATTATGTAGAAAATGCAGAATTAAGAGATATAATAAGATATAGATATAATGACAATAAGACGTGGTTACAAATAATGTTTTTAATGAATTATAGTTCAGAAAGTGTGGCAAAAATGAAATTAAAAAGATTTTTAGAAAAAAATAAAATATGTGACAAATGTGACGATTTAAAGTGATAAAATATTATTAATGAAAAGTGTAATCGTTCAGAAATGGACAAGCCCAAGATTACAGAAGTATTAGTTATAAATAGTTTGTGTGTATAAGAGTAGATGTTTTAAATGTCTATTCTTTTTATTATGTTATTACCAGTATGCTAGGTAACTGATAATATAGAGTAGTTCTTTAACAAACCCCTTAAAATAATAACAGAACTTTCCTAGCGAGTTCTAAATATATGGCACAGTGGCAGAGATGGCTTAATGCATCAGTCTTGAAAACTGAAAGTCGGAAACGGCTCGTAGGTTCAAATCCTACCTGTGTCGCCAAAAAGAAAAGAGGAAAAGATATGTCAAAAGAAGAAATAGAAGAATTTAAAGAAGAGCATAACTGCAGTACTTGTACAAAAAATATAGACTGTAAAATAGTAAGAAGAATAGATGGCGAATTAACATGCACAGAAGAGGAATAGAGTATGAAAGATATTAACTATGCAAATTGTATGCAAAGAAGATGTGAACAATGCAGATATTATGAGTATTGTTTTAAATATCGACCAAGAAAGGATGTGAAAACAAATGCCAAGAGGAAGACCAAATAAAATAACAGGAGATAAAGAATTACAAGAAAAAATAGACAAATACTTTGAAGATTGTGATATAAAAAATGAACCATACACTATAACTGGATTATGTATAGCTCTTGATATTTGTAGAGACACATTATGCGAGTATGCTAAAAAAGAAGAATTTTCCGACACAATAAAAAAAGCAAAGTTAAGAGTAGAGAATTATTTAGAAAAACACTTAATAACAGATGGTGGAACAGGAATTATATTTAATTTAAAAAATAATTTTGGGTGGAAAGATAAACAAGAAAATATAAATGTAGATACTTCTTATGAAGAATATATAAAAAGAGTTGAAGGCAATGAGTATTAATACAAAAAAATATATAGAATCTTATATAAAAATAAGAGATAAAAAAGGTAATGTAATTCCGTTAAAGCTAAATGAACCACAGCTAAAATATTATAATGTTGTTAAAAAACTACATGAAGAAAAAAAACCGATAAGAATAATAATATTAAAAGCTAGACAAATGGGATTTAGTACAGAAACAGAATCAATTATATTTAAGAATGTTGTTACGAACCACAATTATAATGCTGGTATAGTTGCACACAAAGAAGATAGTATAACAAATTTATTTAATATGAGCAAAAGAATGTTAGAGTATTTACCTGAGTCTATAAAACCTGAGCAAAAGAAGTCAAATGCTAAAGAATTAGTATTTAATAATGAAGAAGGGACAGGACTTGATAGTAAGATAAAATGTATGACAGCAGGAGGTAAAGGAATAGGACGTTCTGATACATTTACAGCACTGCATTTATCAGAATTAGCCTTTTGGGAAGGAAACAAGCAGGATACATTATTAGGATTATTGCAAGCAGTTCCTAATATACCTGAGAGCATTGTGATAATAGAAAGTACAGCAAATGGATTTGATTATTTTAAAGAATTATGGGACAAAGCAGTAGCAGGAGAAAATGATTTTTATCCATTATTTGTTGGCTGGAATGAATTAGAAGAATATAAAATGCAATATACGGGATTCCAATTAACACAAGAAGAAATAGAACTACAAAAAATGTATAATGTTTCTTTAGAACAGTTAGAGTGGAGAAGATGGTGCATTAAAAACAACTGTGGTGGAGATGTGGACAAATTCAAACAAGAATATCCAATAAGTCCAGAAGAAGCATTTTTGTCAACAGGTAAATGCTATTTTAATAAGAAAAATATTATTAATAGAATAAATGAAGTTAAAGAACCTTGTATTATTGGTTCTTTTTCTTGTTATTATGATGGATTAAGAATAAGAGGAAGAAAATTTAGGGAAGAAGAAAAGGGGAGTATAAAAATATATAAGTACCCAGAAAATAATATTCCATACGTTATTGGAGGAGATACCTCAGGAGAAGGATCTGACTATTTTACAGCACATGTAATAAACAATATTACAGGAGAACAAGTCGCAGTATTAAAGCAACAATATGATGAAATAGAATATGTTAAACAAATATACTGCTTAGGTATGTTTTACAACAAAGCATTGCTTGCCCCAGAGTGTAATTTTAGTACATATCCAATTCAAAAGTTAATAGAGTTAAATTACCCTAATATGTATGTTAGGAAAAAAGAAGATACATATATTACTAAACACGAAAAAGCATTTGGATTTAGAACAACATCAATAACAAGACCTTTAATATTAGCTAATTTACAAGAGATTGTAAAGGATGAAATTGAAAAAATCAATGATAAAGATACATTAAGAGAAATGCTTACATTTATAGTAAATAAAAATGGAAGAGCAGAAGCGGAAGAGGGTTATCATGATGATTTAGTTATGGCATTAGCTATATCTTATTATATAAGACCACAACAGACAATGAAAAAAATAATATCACAAAATGAGGAAATAAATGCTTTCATAGACAAAGAGTTTGGAACAGATGAAGATAACATTCAAAGTGACTATGGAAGTGAAATAGAAGTATTTTAGGAGGTGTATTATGAAAAAAAGTGTATTAAGAGAAAAAATAAAACAAAAACAACAAGAAAATAAAGTTACTATTAAAAATAAAACAAAAAAGAGGAGCAAGAAAAATGATTAATTTTATATATGTTGTGTTTCCAGTAGTCTGCTTATCAGTAGGCTTTTATTTTGGTTTCAAAATAGGAAAAACATCAGAAATGCCAAAAGCAACGGAAAAAATAAAACATCCTATTAAAACAATAAAAGAAGAAAAAGAGCAAGAAAAAGCAATAGAAGAACTAAGCAAAGGATTAAAAAATTTAGACAATTATGATGGAACTTCAATGAGCCAGGAGGATATATAGATGGAAAATAAAAATATTGCGACAGATGTATGGAATGAATATCAAAAAGGTGTTGACTACAATTATAGGCAAAATTTATATGAAAAATCTGATAAGAATTATAAGTTCTACTTGGGAAATCAATGGGAGAATGCAAAATTAGGCGGAATACAACCTATTACACTAAATATAATACAATCTATTGTTAAATATAAAGTTGGAGTAGTAAAAACTAATTCATATCAAATATATTTTAATTCAGATACATATGAAAATGAAGACCAAAGAAAAAAGTTACAAGATTTGTGTGATAGTTTAAATAGATTTGCTAATAGAACATGGGAGAAAAACCAAGTTGATAAAATTGTAAGAAATTGTGTTGATGATGCTTGTATTGATTCTGAAGGTATTGTTTATTTTTATGAAGATAATGAAAACATAGTTCCAGAACAAGTAGATAAAACTAATATATATTATGGAAATGAAAATGATGATAATATTCAATCTCAACCTTACATTATTATTTCTTTTAGAAGAACAGTTGATGAAGTAAAAGAAGAAGCAAGAGTAAATAAAATGCCTGAAGAAGAAATACAGAAAATAGTTAGTGATGAAGAGTATCATGAACAAGCAGGAAAAGATAGAAGAACAGATGAAATAAGTCCAATGTGTTTGGTGCTATTAAAATTATATAAGCACAATGGAACAGTTTGGGCTAAAAAATGTACTAGATTAGCAAATATAATGGATGATACAGATTTAAAGATAAAATTATATCCTGTTGCACATTATAGTTGGATAAGAGTTAAAGGAAGTAGCAGAGGCCAAGGGGAAGTTGAATATTTAATTCCAAATCAAATTGAAATAAATAAAACAGCGACCAGAAGAGCATTAGCTGTAAAATTAGGAGCTTTTCCAAAACTTGTAGCAAATACAAAGTATATAAAGAACACTAAAGCTTTGAACAGTGTAGGAACAACAATTGAAGTTAATGAATTAAATGCTGATGATGTAAATAAAGTTGTTAATTATTTAAAACCAGTTCAAATGAGTACAGATGCATACAATTTACAAAAAGAACTAATAGATGATACACAAAATTTAGCTGGTGCAGGAGATAACGTAACTGGAAACATAGACCCTACACAAACAAGTGGTAAAGCAATATTAGCAGTGCAACAAGCTAGTCAGCAACCAATAAATTCACAAGTAGAAGCTTATAAAACATTTATAGAAGATATTGCAAGAATATGGTTTGAAATGTTAAAAGCATATAGCACAGATGGAATAAAATTAACAAAGCAAGAAAAAGATTATGCCAATGACACTACATATGACACACAATACACATTAAGCTATGAAGATTTAGCAAAACTAGAATTAGATATAAAAATAGATATAACACCTAAATCCCCATATGATAAATATGCGATGGAAATGAGTTTAGAAAATTTATTAAGTGCTGGTCAAATTACATTTGAAGAATATGTTAATGCATTACCAGAGGATTCTACAATGCCAAAATCAAAATTAAAAGAAATATTAAAGACTAGAGAAGAGAAAAACAAAATAATTACAGAAATAGAAAAACAAGGAAATGCATTAAACGGAGCAATGGAACAAGTAATGATACAACAGGAAAATCAAAATAAACAACAAACAGGAGTAACTCCTGAAGAAGTGGATATGATTAATAATCAACAATCAAACAACCAAGCTAATTAGAGCGAATAAGCTCTTTTTTATTGTCCAAAACTGATGAAGACAGAAAAAGCATTTAGGAATTAATAGTCGACAGACTTAAAATGGGAGGTTACATATGCCAAATGATGAAAATATGGATGTAGAAAATATTGATGAGGAGTTAATTGAAAATGAATCTTCTCAAGAAGAACAAGATGGTCAAGAAGAAAGACAACTAACACAAGAAGATATTGATAATGCAGTTAAATCGAGAGTAGGAAGAGTTGAAAGAAAAGCAAAAAGACAATTAGCAGAAAAAGATAGAGAAATTGAAAGATATAAGCAACTCGAAAGTACAATTCGTGCTGGATTAGGTGCTAGTGATGATGAAGATATTCTTGAAAAAGTCAATAGTTTCTATAAAGAACAAGGAGTAGATATTCCTAAATATGAATCAAAGTTTAATAACAGAGATTTAGAAAGATTAGGAGAATCAGATGCTCAAGAGTTAATTAGTTCTGCAGAATTTGATGAAATTCAAAGTAGAGCTAATGAACTAGCTTCTTTAAAACAAAACAATAAAATAAGTAAAAGAGAAGAAGCGGAATTTATGCAATTAGGTAATTATTTATCTAGTGAATTGAAATTAAAAGAATTAAAAGACAAAGGGGTAGATGAAAAAATATTAGAAGATAAAGCATTTAAAGAGTTTTCTAAGAAGTTTAATTCAGATACTTCTATTACTGATATTTATGATTTGTATGAAAAATTAAATCATAAAGAGGTAGAAAAACCTGCTAGTACAGGTAGTATTAAATCAACAGTAGGAGAATCAAAAGTAAAAAAATATTATACATCTGAAGAAGTTGACAAATTGACTTCTAAAGATTTGGACAACCCTACAATATTTAAAAATGTTATGGCTTCAATGAAAAAATGGGGCAAATAAAAAAAGTAAAGGAGAGATATAAAATGAGTTATGCAAATTTTAAACCAACTGTATGGTCAAAATACATACAACACGAATTACCAAAATTCACAGTATTTAAACAAGATTGTGATTTCAAATTTGAAGGAGAAGCTGGACAAGGAAAGAGAGTAAAAATATTAAATGTTGGAAGACCAACTATTAAAAAATATATTCCTAATAAAGATATTGACCCAGCTGAAAGAATCCCAGATGCTTCAACATATCTAGATATCGACCAATTTGATTATTTCAATTATGGAATGGATGACATAGATAAAGCTCAAGCTACAGAAGGAGTAATGGAAGCATTACAAGAAGAAACAACAAGAGGAATGGCAGAACAAGAAGATATATTCTGTGCAACACAAATGGCAAAGAATGCTGGTTATAAAACAGAATCAAAAGAAATTTCAACAGCCGAAGATGCAAAAAAAGCTATTGATGAAATATTTGTAAAATTATGGAGCCAAGGAGTAAGTACAAAAGACAAAGTTACTATGTACTTAACACCTTGGTTTTATAGTTTATTCCAAAATAAATTAATAGAACTAAAAACAAATAATGATGAATTGATAGCACAAGGAGTCTTAGGTTTATACAATAATGCTAAAGTAAAAATGACAAACAATGCTTATAACGATGGAACAGATGATTATATAATTGTTAAAACATCAAAAGCATTTGCTTATTGCAACGGTATAGATAAATTAAAGCCATATGAACCAGAGAGAGGTTTTGCAGAAGCAGTAAAAGGATTAAATACATATGGTGGTAAAATGGTTAGACCAAAAGAATGTGCAGTATTAAGATGTCATCAAAAATAAAAATAAAGAATGGAGTTGATAAAAAATGGCTATGACAAAAATCGAAAATACAAAATTATTAAGAAATGAAGCTAAAGAAATTGAAAGTGCTGTTGCTGTAGATGCATCTGCAGGTGCTAGTGTGGATTATACAGAAAAATCAGATGGTAAAATATTACTTATGATAACTAATTCACATTCTAGCGAAAGCAAGAAAGCAACAATACTAAAAGGTAATTCTTTACAAGGAACGGAAGATTTAGAAGTTTCTATTCCTTCTGGGAAAACATATGGAATAGTTATTGAAAGTGGAAAATTTGAAAATGTATCAGGAGAAAATGCTGGTAAAGTAATAATAAAAGGTGAAACAACTGATATAACTGTTCAAGCTGTAGAATTACCATAATACAAGAGGGATTAATTCCCTCTGTTTTTTATATCAAGTAAAAGGATTAGCCAGTTCGAATCTGGCGGACTTGGAGGTCTTAATATGACATATGGAGAAAATAAGAAAATAGCATTAGCTTTAATCGAAGAATATTCACCAAATTTAAAAGAAAAAACAGAAGATGAAGATATAGCATTAAGAATACCATTTATTTATAACTTAGCATATAAGGAATTAGCTCTTACTAAGAAAATTGTAGGAATGAAAGTTTATGAAGAAATAGATGATGATAAAAAAGAAGATAATTATACAGCATATAATTTACCATCAGATTTATATCAAATTAAAAATATAATAACATTAGATAAAAATAATAAACCTATTAATTCAGATTATTATACTATACAAAACAAAATTTATATAAATGACAATTTAGAGGGAAAGACTATTTTAGAATATTATAAATATCCTCAAGAAATAAATGAAGAAACCGCGGATGATTTTTATCTTGAAATTGATGAAGATGTTCAAGGAATATTACCATATAAGGTAGCTGATGATTTATTAAAAACAGACCCAAGTGCTGATTATACTGCATTCGCAACCGAATATCAAAGAAAGTTGCAATCATTAGATACTAGAAAAAATATACCAACTGTTATATTAAAAGAAAGTGAATATGATATTTAGGAGGTAAAAAATGGCTACAGGAATAAAAAGAATGTATGCTGATTTCACAGGAGTAGATTTCTTAGATGAACCTAGTCTTGTTGATATAAAAAGAAGTCCAGATGCTTTAAATGTGTGGAAAAATTATAGAGATAATCAAGGAACTTGCATAGAAACTAGACCAGGTTATAGGAAAATAGCTCAAATAAGTAATAGTAAAATAAATGGTATATATATATTTGGGCTAACTAAAGCTATAATACATAGTGGAACGAGGTTATATGAATGGAGTAATTTTCCTAGTGTTCCAGATAATGAACATTTAAAAATTTTATATAGTGATATGAATAATATTAGAAGCAATTTTAATAAATTGAATAATAAATTATATATTAACGATGGAAAAAATTATCTTACTTACAATGGAGACGCAGTTAAAAAAATAGAAAATGATAATCCATATATTCCTAGAACAAGTATCAGTAGAAAAGCAGGAGGAAAAGGTGGAGGAGAATTATTAGAAGATGTAAATGTGTTGCAACCAAAAAGAATTAATAGTTTTGTAGGAGATGGAACATCAAAAGAATATTATTTAGATGCACAAAATATTGATAATTCTACTGTTGTAGCAACTGTAAATGGAACAACACAAACTGAAAATAAAAATTTTACAGTAGATAGAGCAAATGGAAAAGTAACATTTAATACAGCACCAAGTAAGTCAACTTTGGGAGATGACAATGTATTTATTACATTTTCAAAAACAATAGATGGATATGCTGACAGAATAAATAAGTGTACAAATGTACTATTATTTGATAATAGATTGTTTTATACAGGAAATCCTGATTATCCTAATGCAGTATTTCATTCAAAATTAAATAATCCAGAATATATTAGTGATTTAGACTATTATGAAGATGGTTCAAGTGATTCAGCAATAACTGGAATGACTGTTGGAAATAATGTATTATGGATTTTTAAAAATTTAGACCAAAATAATGCTAATGTGTTTTATCACGAACCAACGTTAGACTTAGAGAATGGAAAAATATACCCAACAAAACAGGGAAATGTAAGTGTTGGGTGTTATGTAGGAAGCAGTAATTTTCAAGATGATATTGTTTATTTAAGTCGATATGGATTAGAAGGAATTTCTACAGAAAAAATAGATAGTAAACAAGTTATTGCACATAGAAGCACAATGGTTGATGTAAAAATGACAAATGAAAATAATTATAAACAAGCTATGATGACAGAATATCAAGGATATTTATTTATATTAGTAAATGGAAAAATATATCTAGCAGATAGTAGACAGAAATATGCTAGTTTAAATAGTTTTGAGTATGAATGGTTTTATTGGGATATATCAAGCATTAAACCATCTATATTAAAAGAATACAATGATAAATTATATATAGGAACCGAAGAAGGTTCTATTTTTATTTTAGAAGGAACGAATGATAATGCAAAAACTATTCAATCTTATTGGACAACACCAATGGATAATTTTGGTTATAATAATCAATTAAAAACCACTAATAAACGTGGAGGAATAGCAAAAATAAAGACAATTCCTAATGGATTAATAAAAATAGCTAAAAGAACAGATAAATCAGAAGAGTATAAATTTGTTACAAAAAAATCATCCAATGGATTTACTTTTAATAATATGAATTTTGCTAACTTTAGTTTTATAACAACAGATAAATCATATTTAATATATAAAATTAAAGAAAAAAAAGTGAATGAAATGTCATTAAAGTTTTATAGTGATGAAATAGATAAACCATTTGGTATATTTAGTGCGATAATAGAGGCATTTGTAGGCGGTTATATAAAGAAATAGGAGGAAATAAAATGGCTTTAACAAAATTAGAAGAAAATTTAAATATTATAGAAAATTTGTCTGATAGTCCAACTTTAGAATCAGATGAATTAAAAAGAAAGTTTGATGAAGGCTCTTTAGTGATAAAAAATTACCTCAATGAAGTTCTAACAAAAGAGATAGATGATATAGTAACTCAAATAAAAAAAGATGTTAATGCAAAATTACTTGAAGATAATAAGAAAAAATATTATGTTGGTAAATTAATTTTTGATACAAAAAATGTAAATCCAGCAACATATTTAGGTTTTGGAACTTGGCAATTATGGGGAGCTGGTAGAGTACCAGTTGGGATTAATACAAACGATGGTAATTTTAACACAGTAGAAAAAACTGGCGGAAATAAAGCAGTGGATATTTCACATAAACATACAATAGCAAGTCATAATCACGGTGGAAATACAGGAAGTACAACATTAACAGTAGACCAAATTCCATCACATAGCCATATCAAATATTCTTTTGGTTCATGGGGGTCATCATCTTATAATAGAACTCGTATTGGAGCAGGAGTTTATATTGGTAAAGACCAAGGAAATCCACAATATGAAGATGAAACAAATAATACAACAGGAAAAACTGGTGGAGGCAAAGGACACATTCATACAATAGCTGGTTCTGGTCAACAAACAACAAGTTTAGGTGGTTCTACTTCTGTTTCACTTTTACAACCATATATTACTTGTTATATATGGAAAAGAATTAATTAAAAGGAGAAAAAAATATGGCGACTGGATATGAAGATATAGATAGTTTAATGAATCAGCAAAATAATTTATTAAATGAACAACAAAAAAAGCAAAATGAATTAATTAATCAACAAACTCAAATACAAACTGATGAATTAAATAGAGAAAAAGAAAAGATAGATAAAGATGTTGATAAAACAAATCAAAGTTTATATTCAAATTGGCAAAAACAAACAAATCAGTATGGTGTACAAGCAGAACAATTGGCACAACAAGGATTGGCTAATAGTGGATATGCGGAAACAACAAAAACAGCATTATATAATACATACCAAAAAAATGTAACAGATACATTAAATAATGCAAGAGATTTAAAAAGTGATTATGATTTTAAAATTGCACAAGCAAGACAACAAGGAAGTGTACAACAGGCTCAAGCAGCGGTTGATTTATATGCACAAAGATTACAATTATTAACACAGAATTATGAGTTAAGACAAAATAGAGAACAATATTTGTATCAAAAAGAACGTGACAAAGTATCTGATAATCAATGGCAAAAAACATTTGATGAACAAGTCAGACAAAATGAGATTGAAAATCAATGGAAGCAAAAGAATTATGATTATCAACAACAAAGGGATAGTGTTTCAGATAGTCAATGGCAAAAAACTTTTGATTATCAAAAACAAAGAGATGCAGTGTCAGATAGTCAATGGCAAAAACAATATGAATTATCAAAAAAAGCAGCCGCTAGTAGTAAATCTTCCCGTTCTACTAGTAAAAGTTCAGGGAAGAAGAGTAGCTCAAGTGATGGTTTGAAAGTTAATGGCTCAAACGATTCATTATCAAATAACACATCAGATTCAAATATAGCACAGATATTATTAAATAAATCTCTAGAAACAGCAGACCAAATGGTAACAGATACAGGAAAACAAGAATTTCTAAATAGAATGGGAAATGCTATGCAAAGAGCTGTTAGTAGTGGAAAAATAACAGAAGGAGAAATGGAAAACATAGTAAAAACTGTTACTAACAGATTATATTCATCATCACCAGGAGGAACTGGCGGTGGTGGAGGAAGATAATAAATAAGAGGTGTAAGATGGCTAAATTTATTTCGAAAAAAGAAGAAAAATACAATGCAGATGATATTGCAAATCAATTAATTTCACAAATAAATAATAATGAAGTAGATTCAAGTAAAATAAAAACAGAAGAAATAAATATTAGAAGTGATAAAAATGATTATAATGAAAATAATAATGTATCATTATGGGATAAAGTAAAAAATATAGCAAATGGGTTTGGAAAAAACATACAAAATGCAGGCTTAGGTATTGATAATGGTATAAGTTATTTTAGACAACAATTAGAAAGAAATACAAGAAATAATACTTTTAATAGCGCTGTAAATATGAATGATGATTTTTTACAAGAACAGTTAAATAAAAAAACAAATGATGAAAGTGCCAAATCAATACTAGAAGAAAATAATAAATACATTGACAAAATAAAAAATGAACAGAATGATTATCAAAATAAACTGCAAGAAAAAATAAATAATAACAATCAAAAGATATCAAAAAATATAGAAGATATAAATAATCCTATTTTAAAGAAAACTGCCCAACTTGCACCATCGATTGGACAAATGATACCATCTTTTATTCCTGGATTTGGTGCAGTATATGCATCTGGTTCAGCAAGTGGTCAATATTACGAAGATGCTAAACAAAGAGGAATGAACGATGAAGAAGCTCAAAAATATTCTGGCATTATGGGATTAATGGAAGGCGCTTCTGAAATGATAGGAATAGAAAATCTATCTAAAGCAGGAAAAGGAGTAAAAGCATTAGTAAAAGGTACTGGTAAAGAGGTAGTAAAAGAAGGAACTAAAGAAATTACTAAAAGTAGCATGAAAACAGTATTAAAAAATTATGGAATTGGTATTGCTGATAATATTATTCAAGAAGCAATAATTGACCCTATTCAAGAATTAACAGCCCAAACAGTAGCTGGAAAAGATAAGGCAGAGTGGGAAGGAATAGGACAAAAAATGTTACAAGATGGAATAAATGGTGGATTAGTAAGTGCTATATTAGGTGGGGCTAATTTAGGTATTCAGTCTTGTACAGGAGTAGTTGAAAAGTTACACAGCAATCAAAAGATTACAGGGCAAGAAATTCAAAATGCTGTGAAAGAATCTGGACAACAACTAGATACATCGAAAATGATGTTAGATAGTGTAGAACAACAAGTGAACAAATATAAAGATTATTATACAGGAAAAGAATTAGATAATAATACTCAAAATATGTTAAATAAAGCTCAGAGCATAATAGATAATAACTACAATATACAACCAAATACCCCACAAAATCAATTTGAAACTCAAGAACAACAAGTTATACCAATTCAAGACAAAAATACTTCAAAATCTAATATAACAAAAAAAAACAATACTAAAAATACAATAATAAAAGATTTTAATGAAAGTGCAAAACAATATAACATAGATTATAAAAATGAAGATTTAAAAGAAATAAATCAAATGTTTGAAAAAAGAGGAATTAATGCTTATTTTGATGAGAATACTTTTCAAAATAATAATGATGCTTTTTCTGTTTGGAAACCAACATATGATGAACAAGGAAATATATCAGGAAGAGAAGTTGTATTTAATCCTAAAGCACAAGATACTAACACAAGAGTACAAGAACTTGCAATACATGAACTAGGACATGATTTAGATTTAAACGAAGTCCAAAACATGATATTGAAAGATGCTAGTAGAAAAGAAAACTGGGAGAGTGCAAGAAAATCACTAGAAAATACATATAAACAGGCATATGAAAATGATAATATACAATTATCAGATGAAAATTTCAATAAAATAGTTGATGAAGAAGCAACTATGAATATTTTACAGAGGGAACTAGGAAGTCAAGAATATGTTAATGGACTCGTAAATCAAAATCAATCTGTTGCAAAGAAAATATACAACTGGGTAATTGATAAATTAAATAAATTTACTGGTGGTAAAAATGAAAAGTTATTTTGGACTGATATAAAAAATAAATTTGAAACGGCTTATAGTCAAGAGTTTAGTAAAAATGATAGTGATTTAAAATATTCTATTGCTGGTAAAGAAGCATTAAAAAATATAAAAGAACCACAATTAAGCCAAGAAGCATATAACAGTTATAATAAAGCAAAACAAATGGCAAAAAATAAAGAAAGTAATGAAAAAATCTATAAAGAAACAGGTTGGTATAAAGACAAAGTTACAGGGAAAATGAAATTTAATTTTTCAGATAAAGATATGAAAATAGAAAATCAAAATTATAAAGTTGGTCAAGAATTTAAGTTAAAAGATATTCTTATTCATAATACTTTGTTTGAAATGTACCCTCAATTACGAGACTACAAAGTAAAAATTGAAGATATGAACTCTAATAATACAAAAAATAATGGTAGACTAAATGGAAGATACAATAGATTTACAGATGAATTAACTATAGATATTAATAGATTTAATGATATATCAAATGCAGAAGGCACATTAATTCATGAGATACAACATGCAATCCAGAAGATAGAAGGTTTTGCAGGAGGAACTTCTACAAAATTTGGAAAAGAAAAATATAAAAAAAATCCTGGAGAAATAGAAGCTCGAGATACAACTACCAGAATGATACAGGAAAAATATAACAAAAAAAATTTAACTAATATTATGCCTAAGTCAGCAAATATTGATACAACCATACTTGAAAAAATGAAGATAGGATTGTATAATTATTTAAATAATATTAGCAATGAGGAGGTATCAAATGAATTTAATGAAAACAATAAAAAGAAAAATTCATCAAATGCTAGTGAAAATAACGGATTGGTATTGGGCGGAATAGAGAAAAATAATGTAGAACCTGAAAATAATTCAGGTTCCTTTTCTATAAAGAATAATAGTGATTGGCAACAATTTGTAGAAAATAACTATCAAAAAGAAGGAACAGGTAAGAACTTAAAAGAATATAATTTACCAACTAAAGAAAATACAAAAACGGATGATATAAAACCATATAGAGCATCAGCTCAAATAGCCAATGATAGCAAAATATCAGATTTAGATGCAATTAAAGAAGAAACAAAAAAGGTAAATATAGCCACAATTGATGAAGTTGAAAAATTACAAAATGAATTGAGAGAAAATAGTGTTGAAAATAGTCCTACAATTGATTATATAAAAGCAAAAAGAAGCAAAGAAAAAGTAGGTATAAAAGAAATAAAAGATACACTAGCACAAAAATTTGTTAATAAAGGACATTATATAGATAAATTAGCAGAAAAAACAGGAAATAAAAATTTAACATATTTATATGATAGAACAATGAATACTTTTAATGAATCTCAAATTTCTATAGGAGATAATCAAATAAATTCTAAAGGAGAAGTTGTAGGAAAATCAATAATTGATATTTTTCAACCTGCTCAAGATATGAATGTATCTAAAGAATTTGAAGATTACTTATTAAATAAACATAACATATCAAGATATGCTCATGAAAAAGGTATATTTGGAAAAGAAATTTCAGCAACATATTCACAAAATATTGTTAACAGTTATGAAAAAAAATATCCACAATTTAAAGAATGGGCAAAAGATGTAAGTAAATATAATGATAATAATATAAAAGATTTAGTTAGTAATGGTTTGGTATCAGAAACAACATACAAAAACCTAAAAAAAATGTATGGAGATTATGTGCCAACTTTTAGAGATATTACAGATAATATATCACAATATGAAGATGACAGAGTAGGTGGAAATGTATTAAAAAAAGCAACTGAAAGTAATTTAGATATACTATCAGTAAAGGAAAGCATGGCAGAGCAAACAATGGCTATAAAAAAAGCAATAAGGATAAATAATCTCGGAATTGAATTATATAAAACATTAGGGAAGGATTCAACTATTACTTCTGGAATTGATTTTGATGCAGTGGCAATGCAAACAATAGCTGGCAATGTAATTGATAGTGAAGGAAAAGGGAAAAATACATTTACTATTTTTAAAGATGGTGAGATGACACAATTTAAAATAAGTGATGAATTATATAGTGCTTTTTCTAAAGATACTCTACAAAATAAAATTAATAATAGTAAAGTTGCAAAAGCTATATTAACTCCAATAGAAAAAATGTCAAAAGCACAGAGAGAATTATTGACTACTTATAGTGTTGGATTTGCAATGAATAATCCTATTAAAGATTTTCAAGATGCTTTATTTAATTCTAAATATAATGGTGCAACATTTGTTAAAAATTGGACAAAGGCATTATATAATATTGCAACAGATGGTAGCTGGTATCAAAGCTATAAAAATAATGGAGGAACTGCGAATACGTATTTCGATTATAATAAAGGAATACTTCCAGCAAAAACCAAAAATCCAGTTAAAAAATTTGTGAATAAAATAAAAGATGTAAATGAAGTTTTAGAACAAGCACCAAGACTTGCTGAATATATTTCAACAATTGAACATAAAGGAAGTATAGATGAAGCACTATATAATGCAGCAGATATTACAACAAACTTTAAAAGAGGAGGAGACATAACGAAAGCTATTAATAAATATGGTGCTAACTTTTTAAATGCATCTGTTCAAGGACTTGATAAAGTATATAGAAATGTATCAGGCAAGAATGGATGGAAGGGGTATGCTAATTTGATGTTAAAAGCAACTGCATATCAAATAACACCTGCTATAATAAATGGATTGTTGTTAGGCAATGATGATGACTATGAGGATTTACCTGATTATACTAAGGATAATTATTTTTTATTTAAGTTGGGTGATGGAAAATTCTTTAGGATTCCAAAGGGAAGAGTATCAAGTGTTATAGGAGGAGTAGCAAGAAGAACATTAGAAACAATAGAAGGCAAAGAAGTTGATTGGAAATCATTAGTTGATACAACCATAAATCAATTAGCTCCCAATAATCCTATAACAGACAATATTATTGCACCAATAAAACAAACTATTGATAATAAATCATGGTTTGGTGGTGACATTGTGAATACAAGATTACAAAATCTACCTGTTGCGGAACAATACGATGAGAGTACAGATGAATTGAGTAAATTTTTAGGTAAAAATTTAAAAATAAGTCCAAAAAAAATTAATTATGTACTAGATCAATATTCAGGTGGTATAGGTGATATGATTTTACCGATGATGACACCACAAGCAGAAAATAATATTTTAGAAGACAAGTTTACAACAGATTCAGTTATGAAAAATAAAAATGTGAGTGAATATTATAGTAAAACAGAAGAACTAGAAAAGACCAAAAATAGTTTAAATGCTACAGATGAAGATAAAATAAAATATAAATATTTTACAAATGAATCAACAGAAATGTCAGATTTGTATAAACAAAAAAGAGAAATTCAGAACTCAAATATATCAGATAAAGACAAAAAAGAAAAAGTAAGAAATATACAAAAAAAAATAAATGATATAGTAGAAAACAAATTATCTAATTTTGAAAAATTAGATAAGAATGATAGATATGCAACAATAGATAACAGTCAATACTATAAAGATATAAAAGGGGATTGGAATGAATTGTCAGATGAAGAGAAAGAAAAAAATAAAAATTCTAATATTTCTTTAAAAAGTTATAGTGATTTTAAATATCAAACGGGTAAATTAAAACAAGAAAAAGTCGATAAAGGTGAACTTAAAGATAATGAACAATTAAAAGATAAAGACAAAATACAAATATTAGTTGATTCTAATTATAGTAAAGATGAAAAAGAAAGTATTTATAAGAATTACATTAATAGTAAAGATAAAAAAACAATTTTGGTAGATAAGTTAGGATTACCAATTAATCAATATTTAAAATATAAAACACAAACATTTGAAAACGATAAAGACACAGATGGAGAAACAATATCAGGAAGCAAAAAGCAAAAAGTATATAATTATCTAAATTCTATCTCTGATGAAGAACTGTCACAAGATTATAAGAAGATTATTTGTAAAATAGAAGATATAAATACTTATGATAATGATATAGTGAATTTTGTAAATAGTAGTAAAAATCTAAACTATAGTGAAAGAACAGAAATATTGAAAAATATAGGTTTCAAAATAGATAAAAGCGGAAAAATACAAACAAAATCAATGGTACCTATTTACAAATATGTAAAATAATATTACTTTTTTGACATGATACGACAAATTATGCAAAAAAATCATGATAAAATCTAAATAAAAGGAGTAATATTATGAATAAATTTAAATTTATTATTGTTAGAGTTTGGTTTATTATTTTATTTGTTGCCATATTTATAGGAGTAAATAGAATATTATCTTTTGATAAATATGGATTTTTTAGTTTGATTTTTACTATAGGTTCTGTTATAATAACACTATATTTGTTTTCAAGAGAAAATGAAGAAAAAACAGAAAAAATATTAAAGGATGCTAAAATAATATATTCACTAAATTATACAAATCTAAAAAATATAAAGGGTATAGAATTGACAGTAAAAAGAGAATACTTTGTAATTTTGAATAAATCTGGAAATGATTTTAAAATAAAGTTAAATAATAAATATATACCTGAAAATCAAGAAATGCTAATAAAATTGGATGAGATGTATAATGGATAAAAAATAAAGAGGGCGATTTTTATGTTGGAATTTCTTGAATATGTAGTAATAAGATTGATATTAGCTATAATTCCTACTGCAATATGGACAGTGGCTTCTATTGTAATTATGGCTGTTCTGCATGTCATAACAAAAGAAAACATATCAGATGAACATTTTGATAATTATACAATTATAACAAATTATATATTAATATTTTTAACCTTATTGTTTTTTTACCAAGAAAATATAAAGTTGTTTTAAAGATAAAAAATAAGAATAACATAAAGCACTTACAGAAATGTAGGTGCTTTTAATATTGGAGGAAAAAATGGATTTTGATATAAAACCACAGAAAACAAGTAGACAAGATAGTATGATGCCACAGACTATAGAACAATTAATAAAAAAATATAAATTAGATTCTATGTGGGAAAACATACAAAAAATAGTTGAAGAAGTAATAGAACAAAATAGTGGCTATGTTGTAAAAAAAGATGGAATTATGTATATTGCTGATACAAATGTTTTAGAAGAGGCAAAAACAGTATTAAGAATTGGAAAAAATGCACTAGATATTTCGAGTAATGGAATAGATGGACAATATCAAACAATTATTGGATTAGATGGTATTATAAATGCTAATTTTATAAGAGCAGGTTACTTGAATGCCGACAGAATTAAAGGTGGCTCTTTGAAATTAGGAGGAGAAAATAATACAAATGGTTTTTTACAAGTATTGGATGCAAATGGAAAAGAGTTAGTTACTATTAGTAAAGATGGGTTGATACTTTCTAATGGAACAAAACTAATAGGAAACGGTGGTGTTTTATCAAATTTGCAATTTCTAGCCAAGGGAATTTCAGAAGTTAATGGAGATTCTAAAAGTGCAGGAGAATATTGGTGGTTAGGATTTATACCTGGCTATGTTTCGAGTGCCGATAAATATAGTTTGTATATTGATATATCTGTGCCAAGCAATTTCACAATAACATCAGCATATTTGAAGTTAAGACATATTTCAACCAAAACAAGTATGAAAAGTGGCTCTACAGTTTATGGATATGCTAGAAATGTTAAATGCTATATAGCAGAAATTTCAAATAATGTTTATGTTCAAGGTGAAGAACAAAGCGAATATAAATCAGAATTTGGAGGAATCACATATAATGAAATTTTAGATTGTTTTAATAGTTCAAATAATAGTTTTACAGCAGAAGTTCCAAGTTCGAGCAATTTAAAAGTTACAGAGGTAGTTTCAAAAAATATTGCTAGTAAGATAAAGAAAAATTGCAGAATTAAAATAGCTACAACAAACTCAATACCTTCTGTTGCAAAGGATTGTTTTGCTCAAACTGGTTTTGTTTGGGCTGCAATAAATATATATGGTTATTTACAATAGAAAGGAGAAAAATATGGATTTAGAATTTACAAGAGGCGATACACAAGTAATTAAATTTCAAATAAAAGATGGATATGATAATCCTATTATTCCAACATTAAGTGATAATGTGTATTTTACAGTTAAGCAAAACAGCAATAGTAAAAAAGTATTAATAAAAAAAGAATTTCCTGAAAATGGAATAAATTATGAAGATGGATATTTCTATTTTATATTAGAATCTGATGACACAAGTAATTTAGCATATGGTACATATCAATATGATATAGAATTTAAGTCAGAAAATTATGTTAAAACATTAGGATTTGGAAGTATTACATTAACTGATGAAATTACTTTTAAGGAGGATGAATAATGGTAACAATAGGAGATTTAGAAAATAATGAGATTGAATCAATACATATAGAGGGAATAACAAATATTCCATTAATAAAAGGAGAACAGGGCGAAAAAGGTGAAAAAGGCGATAAAGGTGAAACTAATAATATAAAAATAGGAACAGTAGAAACAGGAGAAAAAGCAGGTGCAACACTAGAAGGAGAAAGTCCAAATCAAATATTAAATTTAGTTTTACCGAAAGGGGACAAAGGAGAGCAAGGAGAACCAGGTATTAAACCAGTTAAAGGCACTGACTATTTCACAGAAGAGGAAATACAAGAAATAAAATCAAACATATTAGACCAAGTAAATCAATTTAGTGTATTGGTAGTAGAAGAATTACCAACTGATAATATAGATGACCATACAATATATTTTGTGCCAAAAACAAAAGCAGAGCAAAACGATGTATATGATGAATTTATTTATATCAATAATGGTTGGGAACATATAGGAACAACAGAAGTAGACTTAAGTAGCTATTATAAAAAAGATGAAATAGATACAAAACTAGAAGCGGTAGAAGGCAACGAAGTATTTGTAGGAAACGAAGAAGAAGCACCAAGTTCAGCAAAGATAATAATAGAAGATGAAGAATTTGAAGAAGGCTCAACATTAAGCAAAGCTGAGGTATATGTGGGAGCAGAAGAACCGACAACTGGGGAAAAGGTGTGGTTTAGAAAAGGGAGTAATTTATTTAATTTTTATAATATTCAAACTAAATATCCGAATGCAAAATTAAATACAAAAAGTAATAATAGCTTTTCTATTACCAACATAGGTAATTGGGCATATGCTCTATTAAATTTAAATTTAAAACCGAACACAATATATACATTAAGTGCAGATGTTACAAATTCTAATGGAGCTTATTGTGGATTTTATATAAATAATAATATAGATGGCTGTAAAAATGGAGACAAAAGTTTTAAATCAGTAATTACTTTTACTACAGATGAAACAGGAGTACAAACTGTTTTTGCATATGTAAACAGAAGTGCTACTACAACAGCTTCTGCTTATACAGTAACTTTTGATAATGTGCAATTAGAGCAAGGCTCAAAAGCAACAACATATGAAGACTATATAGAACAAAAGATATTTGTTAGAAACTCAAATGGAGTATATGAAGAACTTTACAACAAAGAGCAAATAAATACTTTAATTAATAGGTCAAGTGTAGGTTATTCAGAAGTATTATATTCGGACTCAACAGGAGTTGTTGCAGGTTCAGCAGGTAATGCTGTTATATTATCAAAATCTGTTTCAAATTATGCTGCAATATTAGTTGTACATCAAAAAGGTTCTTGTGTTGTAAACAATAAATTAAATACACAAAATTATGGCTATGGAATAAATATACATTGGTTTAACGAAGGACTAGCTGGAACATTTTATGATAATACAGTTTATAAAGTAGTAGGATTATGCAAATTGTAGGAGGAAGTTATGAAAATAAAAAAGAAAAACACAACAATACCGATAAATGGAAAAATAGTAGATACAGAGAATGTAGAAGATAAAACAAGTAATGCACCAAGTATGAGACTAGTGGAAGAAATGGCAAAAGAAAAGTATTCAACAGATGAACAAGTTATTGGTACTTGGATTGATGGAAAAACAATTTATCGAAAAGTATATCATATTGATACAGTAGCAGGAACTACTCAATATCAATTAGATACTAATTCAAATATTGATTTTATTACAAGATATAGTGGTTCAATATATAACCCATCAACAGGAAGTTTGTATGCATTAGGCTCTGTTCATTCTGAAAACACAAGTCATAATTATAAACAACTTTATCTGAATAAAAATGAACAAGTATTAAGAATGGACATAGGAGATTGGCAAACTACTGGTGGATGGAAATTATATATTATACTGGAATATACAAAAACCACAAATTAGGAGGAAAATTATGAAAGTAAGAAACTCAAAAGGAGAATTAAAAGAATTAGTAATAAAATCAAATGATAGTATACCAGCTGGTTCAGTCATAGACTTTGATGGAGATGTAGTGCCTGAGGGGTATGAAAAGGCAGAGAATGAAGATTGGGAAAATTTAAATGAAGATTATGGATGTTATTATAAGATGATAGGAAAGCAAGTATTTATAAGGGCAGTATCAGAAAAGGATGTAACATTAAAAGCATTTGCAACTAATATAATTGGAACATTACCAGACAAATACAAACCAGCTTATCAAATTAGATTTAATCCATATTCGAGAAGTTATAGTACAGTTTATTGTGAAATTAATACTAAAGGAGAAGTCTTTTTATTTAATTGGGATGCGGAAAAGACTTTTGAAAAAGGGCAAATTGCATTTTATATAAATTATTATGTTGATTAGGAGGTGTAAAGATGCAAGACACAGAATTAATTGAAAAAGTAGCACATCTGGAAGAGCGAGAAAAGTCAAATACAAAAAGAATAGATGTTGTTGAAAATAAAGTAGAGAACATATATGACTTAACATTAAGTGTAAGAGAAATAGCAACAGAAATGAAAGCAATGAGAGAAGACC